CAATTTGTGACAAAAAAAAACAGCTGCGTGCTGGGGAGCTTACAACTGTTTTCTTTTTTTCAACTATGAATGACAAATATACTATAATAAATTAAAAATACAAAGAAAAAAGAAATAAAACACTAAATATATGCGTAAATCGGGCGACTTGTCCAAATTCTTTGTGGTGGACGTAGCCTTCAACCGCTCGTGGAACGCCTGTATATCCCATTTTTTGATGCCAACTGTCTGAACCTGAAGGACTGCGTAAAGTTTCAAATGTGCAACCAATCATATCTTTGCTTGTTTTATGGTGAATATGGTGCGAATAAATATATCGGTGTTTAGTTTTGCTCCAAAGCATTGGAAATTCAGTTGCAAGTAATAACGGCAAGTGTTCGATTTTTGCTCCGTCTCCGTGTGTTGTGCCTATTAAATTACTTCCGTACCTAAACGCTTTTCGGTGTTTTAAATCTACGTTAAAACGAATACTTGAATTGCTAAAGTGTGCTTCTATCAACTGCATTAAAAAGAAACCGTGCGTTAAATCGTGATTTGAAGGATTGTAAACAACTTCAACGTCTGCGAAATTCATTAATTGTTCTAAAAGTTCAATATATAAATTCTTCGCCATTAAAAAATTGTCGTACCACATTCCATCCGTATCTTGTGGTGTTCCATTTGTTGTAGTTCGCCTTGTGTTGTCGGTGTGTAAAATGTCGTTTCCTGCAACAAATAAAACTTTGTCTATATAAAACCCTTTTGCTTTGTTTAAAATGCCTTGTAGTCCGTCTTTTGCACGTTTAACGGCTATCTGTGAATTATATTCTTCGCCTGTTTCAAATGCTGTTGCTAATTTTCCTATGTGAAGGTCTGCAATATCAATTACAAGTAAATGTCCGTCTGTATCAATATCATATTTTATTGCTGTATCAGTATATTTTGGTGCGTATTTTTTTACTTCTTTTATACATTCGTCTTTTATTCTTTGTATCTCGTTTAGTTCTTCAACCTTAAAGTTTGGGTTCTTAAAGAATAAACTTGCTTGTTTAGTTTTTAGCCAACCGTGTTTAACGTCTTTGTCATCAACTCCAGCTTCATCGGTTGCTTCTTTTATTCCACGATACTGCATTAAAATTTCAATCTCATCTTGTTTAAGACGAAACCGTGCGCTGTTATTTGCCATAAAAATTTAGATTAATGATTTTTTTGCATACTTCCATAAGTACGAAAGTAGTAAACCTATTCCAACACCAACGAATAATAAATTTAAATTTCCTTTTGGTCTATTTTTTTTGCCTTCAGCTCGTGCTTGTGCTTTTTCAACTACCTTATCTTTGTAAATAGTTTTTACTTTTATTTTGTATTCACGTTTTAATTCTATTCGTGTTTTTGGAACGTAAACATTCTTGTATTGTATAACCGTGTCTTTAGTGCTTATAAACTTTTCCCAAACTATTGTGTCGTTTATAATTACAGGAATACTATCCAAAGTTGTTATTCGGATTGTGTCGCTTGTTTCATCGCATTTAAAACCCTTCTTTATTGCTTTGTTCAAGTGAAACTGAGCCGAACACGAATAAAGTAAAATACTAATAATTACTATAAATAGTTTTCCCATTTTTTTTGGTTGCTTTTAATACTTGTTTACGATTTTTAGAACTATAACTTACGTGAACCCACGAAGGATTTTCATCGTTTCCAAATTCCCAAATAAGTTGGTCAAAGTCTAACTTGTCTTTAATAAAATTAAACCCTTTAGAACCGATTTGCAAGTCCATTGCTTCGCCTTTGGTATGTTGTGAAGTTTTAGAACCGCCTATCATTTTATTAACCTGTAAAGAACGAAACCCAGAACTAATTTGTATTGGTGTGTTTAAGTGAATTCTTAAAGGTTCAAACACGTTTTCACACAAAAGTTTTGCGGACGCAATTTGCGACTCGTTCATTTCGTTATTAAGGTTTCGTAACGTTGCTAACCCTGAAGCTTGAAACTCTTTTAATGTAACGTGTGCGCTTAAATTCATTTCAGTTTGTTTATGCCGTTCTTAACATCAATAGCACGAGTTAGAAGTAACTTTGCACTTTGGAACAAATCGATTGATTTTACAGCTTTAAAGTTCTCATTAATGGACATTATTTCGATTGAAGCAAGTACCAACGCTAACACTTTTGTAAGCATTAAAGGAACGGAAAAGAACGTTAAAATTATGTCGTTTAAAATATAAAAGTCTATAAGGTAAAACATTATAACTGTTAACTCGTATAAAAGTAATTTAGAAACTATTGCCGAAAGTTTGCGTGATGTTATTTCTTGTTTTTGGTGTTTTGCTTTCCAAATTCCTGTTGCTGTGTCCGACAATATTAATGCAAATAAAAGTCCAAGTATTCCGGATATAGGTAAAAAAAACGAAAAGCAAATTGTTATAAGTTTCAACGCTGAATTTTTAATTGTGTAAAGTAATAAATAAAGTTGTAGTTTCATAATCCTAAATCTTCAAGTGCTTCTGTTAAACTGAAAGTTAAGTAAAAAAACAAAGTAACTCCTGCCAAATTAATGTAGGGTTCTGTTCCTTGACAAATCAAAGAAAACGAAGTTAAAAAACCCGCTATAAAATAAAGACTTGCTAAATAGTTACTTTTCATCTATTCTCCCCTTAAAGCTTTTAATTCTTCAAACATAGCCAAAAGCTGTGCTTCTTTTTGAGCAATTAATTCTTCTTGAGTAGGACTTTCTACTTCAATAAACTCAACTCTTACAAGTCCGTTCTCATCATAAATTTCGTTTCTTAATTGTGCCATAATTTTATTATTTTTTCATTGATATTTGGATTGAACTATTAGCAACAAAAAGACTTACATTTGCTACACTTGGCGCCCCACTTGCGTATGTAAGTCCAGTTTGAGTCCAAGAAGTATGTTGAGTACCCGTAGTACTACAAGATAATGGTATACAAGATGCGCCGTTTAATCCTGTAAATGAAATACTATTAACATTTGTTTGAATACCTAACCAATAAATTGTTCCTTGTGTAAAAACAAAAGAAGATATAACACTTTTTGTACCTGATGTTGAACAATCTAAATTAGTACTACTGTATAATAAATTAGTAGGTTGATTATTACTTGAAGAATAAACACAAATCCTTGCTAATCCTGTTGCTTGTGCAGTTATTACATTAACAGCGAACTCTACACAAGTAAAAGTTGTGTTTGGTATATAAGGAACGTATTGCATACTAGCACTTGAAAGAGTATGACCTGTAGCAGAACCAGCAGTTAGTGAGTTTGATGTATGTAAAGAAAATAAAGAACTATAAACCGCTGATTGTAAACCTGTACTACCACCACCACCACCGCCTGAAGCAGCAATAGTCTGATTAGGGAAAGTCCCTGTAATAGTTACATTAGTTCCTGCTACCAAACTTGGAGTTGCTGTGCCTGTACCACCATTCGCTACTGCTACAATTCCTGTAACGTTGTCTGCTGTTCCTGTAGTGTTTTGATTAAGTGTAGGAATATCTGCTCCAACAATAGCTCTAAATGTCGGTACTCCTGAACTTCCGTTTGGTGCGGCTAAAATATTATTTGCAGTCTTTGAAGCATAAGGATTTTGAGTGTCTCCATAATTTGAAGCTAAACTAATAACAGGTGTTGTAGTTCCTGTTGCGACTACAGGTGTTGTTGCTGAAACTGAAGTTACACCACCGGTTATTACTAAATCGCCACTACCTAAAATCGAATTACTATTTATCGTTTTTATGTTTGTGCCACTTACTAAAGTAGGTTGTACTGTTAAGTCACCGCTACCTAATATTGTAGTTGAATTAATGGTCTTTATGTTAGTACCACTTACTAAAGTGTTTTGCTTTGAACCTATAATATTTGCACCTGTAACCGACTTTGTTACATAGCCACCTGCTCCGTCACTTTCACTTATTTCTACTAAATCAGTATTTGCTATTGCTGAACCTTTTGCGGTTAATTGACTAATTTTTAAATCTGCCATTTTATATTTTTTATTGTGTTACTCTGTTGTCGTTGTTTTCTGTTATTCTTTGGTCGTTATTTTCTGTTATTCTGTATGCACTTGGTATAATTATTGGTGCAGCTGTTCCTGTTATATTACCTATTCCTTGAGCGCTTAAACTTCCGTTACAACACTTTATAGAATAGCTTTTTCCGTCTTTACATAGGCAACCACGTTGTCCACCTTTTGGACTTGTTCTCGAAGGTAAAGAACCCCAACTACTTCCCATTTTTTATAGTGTTTAGGTAAGTCTTTAACTTTATGATATTAACTTCCTTTGGTTTGTATGTTCTTAAATGTACCATCCGGTGTAATTATTATTAGTGTCCGGAAACATATCACTTGTTGAATTCGTGTTATATTCTGGAAACAAATTTGTGTTGTTGCTTATGTAGTCAATAAATCGTTGTGTGTAGTGTTGTGCTATTTGTGTTTCCTTTTCAATTAAAAAATCTATTTCGCTTTTTTCTACGCTTGTTGAATTTTCAGAATTGTGTTTGTAAACTCCTTTGTTTGAAATCGTATAAGCTGCGAACGGCAAATAATACTTCATAGCCAAATGAATAAGCATCGGCTTTAAATAAGTAGTTGTAAGCGTTAAATAATTTCCCGACAACGTATTTGCTATTATGTCCGCTTTTATCTTGTCTAATAGCTTTGTTCCTGTGAAATTTTGCAAGTCTGTATCTTGTGCAATCTTTATGTATTGTATAAAATTGTCCGTGTCAACGTTTCCGTTTAACGAAGTGAATTTTACAAGGTCTTGTCGTGTAACTAAAAGTGCGTCTGCCATTAATTCTCTTTTTTATTTGTAGGTAAAAACCCTTTGTTCGGCATATCAATTGGACGTGTTGCAACTAAACTTGGGTTTGTAATTACATAACCAAATTTAGCGGCTTTTGCTTGTGCTAATTTCTTTGTGTTTTCGGTTATGTTTAACCCTGTTCCTTCAAAGACTGCGTAAACTTGTTTATTCCAACGATGATGACAAGCGCCACCGCCTTTGTATAACCAAATTGAATAAGTATCAGCACCTTTTGCACCCCAACCTGCGTTAACAACTTGTGTACTCATATTTAAAATATCTTCTTTTCTATAAATCTTGTTTGCTAAAACCATTTGTGTACAAAATTCACGTCTGTTTTTTGTCGTTTCTCCTTCGTATTTATAACGAACAACAAACTTTACTCCGTCAATTACTTTGTCTTGTTTACTTGTTATGTTTGGTCTTGCGTCTCCTGTACTAACCAAGTTTACAATTTTGCTTAATAAACTTTGTTTTGGTTCACTACTTAATAATTCGTTTTCTTTATCGTCATTTTCGTAGTCAACTTCTTTTTCATCTATAAGCACCCAATTGTCTTGTGGGTATTCGCCTAAATCAATTAATTTATTTGTGTGTGAACTTAATTCCGTTCCAGTTTCTTCTGCAACTTGTTCTTCTGTTTGCGTGTTTTCCAAGTCTGTAAACTCTAAAGGTTGTAAAGTCTTGAAAAATAACTTTAATGCTATTCCGTTAAATGCTAAAATGCTAT